ACTGCCGTCATTAGTGACGTTGACAGTGACGTTGCTATTAACATTCCCTCCTGAAGCGCCTCGCATATCGACTGGAATAGCCTTGCCATTAGGTAGAGGTACAACGGCTTCATTCATTCCTCCCTCGCCAATCAGGGCGTTTGTAGGCCCGGTAACGATGCCACCTTTGGCATACGGTTGAGGAATACCGAAGTTGGGACCAAGCGTTCCGAACTTTTGTCCCGTTAAATTGTTCGCTACTTTGCCATTAACACCGTCACCTAGTCCGACGCCGTCTGGCATTCCCCCACCACCAAATAACCCAATGGCGGTCTTGAGCAGTTGGATGACAATCAGTTTTGCAATGATCTGAGTTGCCATCTGCAGGAAAGACTTGCCCACATTCGCGAAGAATTGTCCAAATGCTTCAGAAGCGGTAAGAGTACCGTCAACTACACCCTGAATTGCTGAACCGATACTCTGCTCAATCGTGCTTGCGATCTCTACAATCCTGCCCTGGACATCCGAGACAAACTCCATTGAGGTACTTATATATTCTCGGATAGCATTAGATCCGTTTTGCTGGGCCTCCGTTAGTTGATCAATAGCACCCTTAGCTTCCTCGGCAGCAAGTTTTACGTCACGGATAGCGGTGGCATTGGTCAGTCGATCTGCGTTCAATATCTGCAACTGAACAGCAGTACTTCGATCAATTTCAAACTTCGCCATCTCGCCTTCTAGCACTTCAGGACTTACTCCTTGTGCGAGCAGCTCATTGCGTTGGCGAAGTGCTCCAACTTGGATCAGTGTCTGTTCAGCCTGCTGCCTAAGTGGTTCAGTTGATTGTGCAGACATACTCTGCGACAGGTTGTTGACCAGCGTGGGAGTTGCTTGCCTGAAGTTGCCCAGGTTTTGTTGTGCCCCAGAAAGATCTGCCTGGGCATTCGAGACTGTTCCTTGGGCTCTTGCAGCATCGACCGGACCAGTGGCCTGAGTAAGACGTAGTTCAGCGGCGGCCAGCCGTTGCTCAGCTTTCGTTACTTCATCTTCTAGGCGTTGCTCACGGACTTCTAGCCCCCTGAACGCTTGGATTCGTGCATTAAGAATTGCTTGTTGTTGCCTTGCAATTCCAACTAGATTTGATTCCTGTAATCGATGATTTGATTGTTCAAGCTCAGTACGAAGCGCATACTCATCACGCGCAACCCTGAGTGCAATCTGAGCATTCTTTTGAGTCAGTCGTAGTGAGTTATTAGCATCAATTTTCTCGATTTGTTGGGCTTCAGACGGCCCACCTGTACCCTTCGTTTTAATATTGGTTGCAACACCTTTTTTGTTCCTTTTTAGTCCAAGTTTTTCTAGCTCTTTGGTTAATTCTTCATCAAAGCCTGTGCCCATGGTGTCAAAGCCTTTGATGCCGAATTCAACATCAATAAATAGCTTTTTACGTTCTGTCAGTAGATCAAGCTGTTTCTTGGCTTCTTCTAGTTGCCTTTTGAGGCTAGCAACCTCACCAGATTGACCTCTGACAAAACCAGAACTCTCAATACCTTTGAGGGCTCCTTCCATCTGTTTGATATTCGTGGTTATTTCCTTGATCTTCTCATCGACATCCCCTACGTCATCCGACGACATTGCTTCGTCGAATTCCTGCTTCTTGCGGATATTTTCTTCCATCACCATTACAAGACCGGCCAATGGAGCAGCAACCAAAGCAATCTTGGCGGCCATAGCCATAAATCCAACTACAGCAGATGCTGTAAGTGTCTTACCAAAAGCTGCAGCACCAGCAGCCGCGGCATGGAAAGCTAGACCCAAGCCGATCAGAGCACCACCTACCGCCTTAACGGGATTAGGCAGGCGTAACATCGTTTTCAGCAAACGAGTCAGGAGTTCAATTAAGGGCAGAATGAGTGGGAGCAATGAATCACCAACTGCAACCGCTAAATCAGAAACAGCATTAGAAAATGCCTTGAATTTTGCAGCGGGCTGCTCTGCAAGTAATTGTTTTATCTTTTCTTTGTTGAGTGCAAAACTGCCGCTCAACGAGCGTATAAGAACATCAGAAGTGATCTTTCCTTCAGATCCGAGCTTTTTAAGTTCTCCGACAGTGACACCCATCTCCTTAGCGATAGGAATCAAGACACCAGGGATCTGCTCGGATACTGATCTAAATTCATCTCCGGCCAGACGACCACTTCCTATGGCCTGCGAAAGCTGCATAAATGCAATTCTGGTGGACTCGGATGTCGCACCACTCGCAATAGCAACAGCGTTGAAACCCTCGTAAACACCCTTGATGTCTTCTAACTCGACTCCAAGGGGCCTTAAACGAGCATATACATTGGCAAATTCAGTGGTAGCCTCACGTTGGGATTTATTGAACGTAGAAGCACTGTTCTCAACAATTTTAAGAATTGAATCGTAATCTCCATATGCCTCACTAAGAACGCGAAGTTTTGTCCTTTGGCTGTCAAGATCTACAGCACCTGAAACGGCGCTCTGTAGTGCGAAACCTGAAGCCAATGGGGCAAGTAATCCACCGCTTCCTGCTGCTGCCGACGCGGCGTTAAATCCTGCTGATGCCTGGGAACTTAGGTTTCTAGCGTTACGCGCAACCCCTGCTCTACTACCAACTTGTCCAGCAAAACCACGTCTACCAGGGCCTCCTGGCCCCATCACTGGGGATCCAGGGCGCTGGGGACTTATTGGTAAAGGGTACTGATTTCTAGTGGGCTTAATTTTTATGCCCTTATCTGCCGTCTTTTGGAGCTTTTCTAGTTCCCTACGGTGCTCCGCAATGGCTCTCTTGCCTCTGCGGATCTTATCCGTCGTTTTTCCAATTTCCTTGGTTAATTTTTTATGCTTATGGGCTGCTGCATCTGCCGCTAAAGCATCTTTATGCTTACCTTCAGAATATTTTGCATATTCCCTGCGAGCGGTTACGAGCTGTTTGCGCTGAACAACTAATGACCTATCTAATTTTCCATTCTTCTTAATAGTTCTATCAATTGCCTTCTGCGTTGCTTTCGCAAATTTCGCAGTCTCTGCTATCGCCTTGCTGGCGTTAAAAACAAAATCATATTGAAAACTGTTTGCTGCCACTTACACACCTACCCTTAATTAAATTTTATCGTTAAGGACTGATTACTTTATTTAAGTCTGCAATTACATGCAGTGGTAAATTACGCTGAGCAATTAACTTCTTATATATTTCCCTAGTCTCAATCATAAATGCATTATCATCTTCAATCGGGAATGGCAAGAAACTATCAATTGATGGTGGCGATGTTTTCTTCTTACTGAAGCTTTGGGCAATCGTCAGAACAATTCCTGTTAGACGGGCGGTCGAGACGGAATTAATATTTGCCATACGTTTGTCACGTTCACCTCCAAGCCGAATGACTTCATGAATAAGCTTCAGAGGAAATCTGACAAAGCCATCTACACCGATGTCAGACCCTGCAGGCGTGGCACGAAACTCTGTATATAAATCCAATAAATCGAGGGGTGAGGTAGCCAAGTACTCCCTTAAAAAGGCAATACGTTCAGTGGCTGCCTCATCAGTTAGTTTCCCGAAGAGTCCTCCTGATCTTCATCGCCTTCTGGATCGGGCCAACCGTTGCGCTCCCAATCAACGAATTCAAAAATATCGTCTAACAGCTTTCGTGGCATTTCACGGGTATCGTCTAGTTCCCAATCAGAAAGCTGGATCCACTTACCCTTATCTTTTAGTTCAGCGCGATAACGCATAAACAAGGTCACAGTCTCGATCTTCATCTCGCTAACGGACTGACCCTGTGATTGGATCTCCGCAAGCTCGTCGACGTAGTCGAACAAAAGATCCTGATTACTCCCCATGTCACTAAGAGCATCAAGTGCTTCTTGAACAGGAATACCCTGCTTTGTTGCCAATGACTTGGCAATCTTCAACATTGAGTAAGTATTGTTTGCCTGCTTTTTCGCAGTATCCTCAATACCCTCAATCTCCCCTGCTACAAGGTCGTTGTAGATAGGAAAGCGAAATGGGGCGATGTCGTAGTACTTTTTCTGGCCAAAAAAGATTTTTGAATACTTACTCATGAAACTATGTAAAAAGATGTATCTGCCGCAACAACACCCTTGGGCTGATTAACGGCATCTGAAGGAATTTCTACTGTTAAACTAGCACCTTCACTAGAAATAAGTTCCAAAGGCGAAGTAGTAGAAGCAGCTATAAATACTGCCCCTACTACAAGTAAATCGCCCTTGACCTTGCAATTGATGAAGTACGACTGCTTATCAGATGAAGTAAGCAGATCAGCTTGCATCAGGCGTAAACATCAATTTCAGATGTACTGTTGTTCAGAGTACCGACGAAGATTTCGCCTCTACTTTGGAAGGTCCAAGAATATTCGATCAAACCATCACTAGGCGCTGCTTCTGAGACATCAGTCACACATGCTTGGAAAGCACGGACGAAATACAAGAAGTTGGAGCTGGCATCTTGGCCAAGCAAGGTCAACATCTCGACGTAGATTTCAACGTCGGGATCTGATTCTGCATTCAGGACCAATGTCAGCGTTGGGTCAACGTCCCCTTGGGCAGCACCGGAACCATCAAGACTATTGATAAAGAAGCTGGTACATGCAAGCTCACCAGCTTGGGTTACACCAACAGAATCCCTATATCCGCTGTCACCCAACAGAAAGAATTCTTGGGATGCGGGGGAAGGACTGAATTCCGCTTGCGTCAAACCCTTAAAATTCAGCATCGTCGCAGATGCAGGGCTGGTGTATGTGCCACTGATAATGCCAGCACCATCGCTGGCAGGGCTTAGACGGGTGCCGCCTGGGTCAGCGATCCGCAAGATGCGGTCCCTGCCTTTTGCAAACGCACCACCTGGAAGTTGTGCCATTAGGTTATCTCACTAAGAATTGAGTAATCGGGGATTTGGACTTTCAACGTTTCAAACGAGATATCAGTTTGAGGTGAATACACCGCATTTGTGATATCAGGAAAAACGCGGAAAAGAAGCAGCCGTGGACTTTCTAATGTGATGGCCTCCTCAAAAGATGTGAGGGTGACCGTCCATAGTTTGTTTAGAAAAACCGCCTTGGACAAAGTCGGAGAATTCCTAGTGTCTGGAACTTCGTCAATCACACATTCGATGCCGTTGACAGTCCAGTCTTTAGGGATTTGCTGCGAGCCCCGTACCCAAAGGGCGGGGATTTGAGAATCATTGGGTAGGACATAAGTCCCCAACAGTGACCCTATTGTGGAATCAATGATGGAGCGTATTTGAGTGACACTAGCCATTCAACTCTCTCCTAATAATATCTGATACGAAATCTCCTGGCTTAACAACTTTTTCAGCGGTTTTTGTCCATGGGCGATCAAGTATTTGCCCCCCGCCTTTAAGAGTTGCTCCGTTATGGACGACAGAGGAATACTCAACATCCCACACCCAACGGTGATGAAAATTGTTGATCCTGCGATTCTGTTGACTACGCATCAGGTCGCCCATGTCAACAATATCCCTTACATAATTAGCTTCACTACCGTTTTTTCTTTGGGTGATATTTGGCCAACCCCATTTAGCAGTTTGAATTTCTTCTGTGAACTGTCGATCCAACACAGGAACTACTTCATCAAAAGCTTTACCTACGGCTTTTTTTAGTACGGAGTTAAAACCTTTGGGTTGTTTTCCCTTAAATCGAACCTTGCCCATTACTAACCAGCCCTACCAACTTGTTCAAATACACCCGAAAACTCTTGGAATTGAGTCTTACGAGCAAAGGGCAAAATGTTTGTGCCCAAATCTAAGACTCGCACAATCCCCTCCACACCATTGATAGTTGCGGTGGCTTCCATGCCGATGGAAATCTTGTCACTGAAGATTGCAGGGGACAATAATCTGCCAGAACATGATGTTCTGACCTTATTAACTCCTTCCTTTTGCTCTTCAAATGCTCCTTTAAGCTGGATATTACAAGAATACGTTTCTGGCTCAAGATTTTGTACAGAGTTTCCAGTCGCTGGATCTAAATAAAAAGATCCATACACTTTGAAAACCATCTCAGCATTATCAAACGGAGAATATGCACCCATCAGTAACTAAAGCCAGTAAGGTTGACCAGCCCCTCCCGTAAAAACAAGTAGGTAGCGCCATACTGAGTGTCAGCCAACGTGTATCCAGCAGCACCAACGTATTTGGTAGTTCTGGGTGAGTTAGCAACACCAATTTGGGAACCAATCGCTTGAGTGCGACCAGCAAGAAGGTGAGCTGCAAAATAATTCACAGCATCGTCGTATTGATCGCCCCAGATTTCATCGTCGTTAAGACGCTGAGCCTCTTCAATGGTCGATGTAATGACAGCAGCATCCTGATTTGAAAACTCAGGGAATCTCGTCAGGAAACTTGTGCTGTCAACTGCCATTAACCTTCACCCTCAGTGATCGATCGAATTCGTTTCTGAATCGCATTTTTGATGCGGACCCTGTTCTCGGCGTAATCAAACTCCTTGAGCAGGTCGACATCAAAAGTCGTGTTGATGGCGTCCAGTGCCTGCTTAGCGGTCATGGTGGATAAACCACCTTCGCCTGCAGGAGCTGCAGTTACGACCTCAACGTCCTCGGTGACCGACAGAGCACCCAGCAGCAGCAGATCTGCTACCAGGGGCATCTCCTTCACCTTTGCCCAAGTCTGGGCATCAATATCGCGATTGATGCCTGACCTG